AAAGTTAAGTAGTGATACTAATAACAGTTCCAGCCCAAATTAATTTCAAATTTCAAGAATTATACCTGAAATCATAATAAATAATCCAAAAATAATAATTAATATATTTAATATTTTGTGATAAATATTTAATGTATTATCAGTTTTTAATATTAATATTGGTGGTAAAATAAGTGAAGTCATATTTTCAAGAATAACACCAGTCAAACTCATCATTTGTATAAATGATTTCCAGTAATGACAAATAAGAAACAAACTTATCATATACAAGAATCTGGTTAATATACAATTTACGTGTTCGATTTTTGATAGAAGGGGATTAACTAGAAGAGGGAAACTAAAAACCAAATTAAAAAATAATAAAATTATTAATGTATTTTTGACATATCCTTTTTCCATATCGCTCATAATATTATCAAGTGTATTGTTTCCGAATAGAATAAACCCAAGTACAGCAAAAGTTAAAGTAATTAATGTAATAGGTATCCAAGATAATGATATTGTTTTAGACAATTTATTTTTGGTTTTAATAGTATCAAAAATTTCAGGGAAAATGACGTGTCCCCCAAAAGAAAATAATGATATACCAATACAACTTGGTATATTAGTCATTTCAATAATTTTATTATCAATGACAATATTTTTGGTAGTACATAATTTAATAATAAGACATATGATCAATAATATATTTGTTCCAAGACCACATAAACTGAGAATAGCAATATTTTCATATTTTCTGAAAAATGATACAGAAAAATAGCACGAAATTATAAAAATTTCAATACATGTTTTATAATTATCTGGTATAAAGCTTAGTTGAAGTATAAAATTAATAGCAAGATTTACAACAACTAATGATACCATATATATTTCAATAGTCCAACATATTGAAATAAGTGTCGCAAGATATTTTCCATAAGTAAAGTATCCAAGAGTAGAATAATTGATAATATAATTTACTTCTTTTGAATATTTTTGGACAAGATTGCCAATATTGATAGCATTATATAAAGTTATAAGAGATGTAAAGCATAAGATAATTAAAAAACTCCATCCACATTGTTTAAGAGTGTATGATATACTTAACAAACCTATTCCAATAACTGATTTAATTAAATTATATCCCATATTTTTAGGGGATAGATTTGAAGAAGTTTTTTCTTCATTGTTATTTTTTTCAATGTAAAGTTGATACATTTTAATATGTTCATAAATCAAATTATGTTTTTTTTTTATGATTTTTTAATTCAATTTTATTTTCAAAATATCATTTAATACTCCACTGGCAGTTTGATATTTCCCAGCACCATATCCTTGTAATACAATTGGTTCATCATAAATATCAGTAGTAATAGCAATAACATTATTCGTTCCGTTGATATTGTAGAATGGGTGCCCAGAATCAATTTCACATAATTTAACACTGATATTGTCAAGTTCTGGTTCAAATGATGCAATATATTTTAATGTTTTTCCTTGTGATTTAGCATCATGTTTTAGTTGATTATAATAATCATCATAATTGATAATTTTATAAAAAAAATCGTCAGGAGAATTTGCTACGAATTGTGTTAAACTATTAACAGGTATATCTTCTAAATTAATGTTCAATCCACATAATCTAACAACTATTAATATTTTACGTGCCACGTCCATTCCACTTAAGTCATCATATGGATTTGGCTCAGTAATACCTTTTTGTTGTGCCTCTCTAACAATGTCTGAAAAATCGTTATTAGTTTTCATAAAAGTGGATAAAACGTGATTTAGTGTTCCTGAAAACATACCTTGAATTTTCGTAATTTTATGCTGACATCTTACTAAACTTTCTAGTAAGTTAATTACTGGTAATCCAGCACCGACGGTTGTTTCAAACATAAATTTATTTTTTTTGTGAAATTGATATAGATTTTTGAATAATGAAATATCTGATGATACACCTTTTTTATTTGGAGTAACAACTCCAATATTATTATTTAATAGAGTTTCATAATATTTTGGAATGATAGAATTGCTAGTGCAATCAACAAAAATTTTATTTGGAAGAGTATTATCTAATACATTATTAATATATTCGTCAATATTCATATTTGATTCAGAAGAATTTAAATTTGATAAAAGTTGATTTAAATTATTTTGTTGTAGATTATACCCAATAATATATTTTTTACTATTAGTAACACTAACAATGTTAATATCGTGAGTGTTTCTTTTTTTAATTATATTAAATAATCCACTACCAATATTACCTAATCCTAACAAGAAAATATTATATTTGAATCCATTTGTTTGAAATAATTGATTATGAATTAAGTTCATATTTTTATTTAGTTTATTATTATCAACAACAATACATGAATTTAATCCGGATGAATTGTGGACGTATGTATTTATTTTATTTTTATTAACAATTTGTAATAATTTTTGGGATATTAAACATCTATTGTTTTCATTTGATGAAATGACAGCGATAATGGATACATTAGTTAATATAGTTAATCTGAATGCTGATTTATTTATTTCTTTATAAAATTCTTTATTAATACATTGTGTTGCTAAAGTAACATCTGATTTATTAATACAAAAATTGATAGATATTTCAGAAGATGATTGTGATATTAAAATAATATTTATATTTTTATTTGATAAACAAGTAAATAATCTAGAAGATATTCCAATATTTCCTTGTAAAGAAGAACCTTGTATTTGTAATAAAGCAACTTTTTTGATACATGAAATTGCAGAAATAATATTTTGTTTATTGACATTTGTTGATACCTTTGTTCCGAGATGTTTTGGATTATAAGTATTTTTGATAAATAAAGGTATATTATTTTCACATAAAGGTGATATAGTCTTATGATACAAGACATTTCCTCCATAATATGATAATTCAAACATTTCGTGAAAAGACATTTCAGTTATTTCTTGTGCATTAGAAACAATATTAGGATCACATGTCATAATTCCATTTACATCAGTCCAAATTTCTACATATTTTGAACCACTTCCAACAGCGAAAATAGATGCTGTATAATCACTACCCCCCCGTCCAATTGTAGTAATAGAATTATCATTTTCGGAAGATGCTATAAATCCGGGAACAACAAGTAATTCAAATTTATTTTCAGCAATATATTTTTTTATATGATTTACGGAAGCATTAATGTTAACATCCGCATTAAGATGATTATTATTTGTTTTGATAACTTTAGATGAGTCAAGGTATTTAATATTTTTAGTATTATTTAATTTCAAAAAATGGTAAATAATTTTAGAAGATAATTTTTCCCCAAATGATAAAATAAAATCCAAAGTTTTATTATAATTTTCACGAATTAGATATATACCTTTTAAAATGTCTTTTAAATTATTTAGTATATGTTTAATTTCAGTTAATGGTGTATTTAATAATGATTGATTGTTTTCAAATAATTTTTTTAAAATATTAATATTATTATCGTATATTTGATTATAATAATCTAAATATTCAGCATTTCCAGCCGAAGACAACGAAACACATTTTAATAATTTTTCGGTCGTTTTACCGAATGCTGAAAAAACAACAATAATTTTTTTATCATTGTTAAATTTATTTTTAATAATGGAAGATACTTCAGAAATAAGTGTATCATTTTTAATAGAACTTCCTCCAAATTTGAGAACAATTGTCATATTATAATATATACTTATTAATTGTAAATTAATATTTAAATATTAATTTAAAATTGATTGTGTTAATATTTAAATAATAGATGTATATAAACTATAAACTATAATATAAATATATAATATAATTAATTAATCATTCATTATTATTATGATAAGGCGTATAGGTAGAAGGATTCAAAGATATTTTTCTTGTTTATCAGGTACAAGAGATGGTAGTGATGATGATAATATTGTTCATATAAGACCGGAATCAGAAAATAGGGTAGAATTAAGACGTAATGTATTATTTCCAGTTTATATTGTTAGAAATGGAAGACGTCAAAGAAAGGAAAAGACTGCTATTACAGGTATCCTTAAAATCAATATAGATAATATTGAGAACATAGATGTTAATACAAATATTGAAGAAGCACTTGAAGTAAAAGAAATGGGTGTATATACAAAAGATGATGTTAATATTTTATGTTCAATTTGTCTGGAGAAGATTGATTATATGAATGATATTCGTTTCATCCAACCATGTTGTGGCCAAGTATATCATTTGGATTGTATTGGAAAATGGGTGAAAGAGAATCAAACTTGTCCTATTTGTAAAAATCCTCTTTTAGTATTTATGGAATAGAATATAATATTAGGGACTTGAACTAATATTATGATTATTGTAGAAGTGTTGTTAAGAATATTTCTTTATATATTTTTCCTTCATCATTAATATCAAGTTGTATAATAATATTATCTATTTCATCGTTAGTTAATTTTTCGCCTAAATTTGTTAAAATGTGACGAAATTCTGGAACATTAATATATCCATTATTTTCGGAATCTAAAATTTCAAATGCTTCTTGTAAATTTTGTTGAGTATCTTTTGGTGCTATTTTATTTAAGATTATCATAAAATTACTGATATCGATGGTATTAACATTTCGAATTAAATTATCAACATCATTTTCAGTGACATATTTACCTAGAGATCTTAATAGTGTTATTAGTTCATCTTTAGTTAAAATACCATCATCATTTTGATCAAATAATGCAAATGCTTCTTTTATTTTATTTTTTTCTTCGTCATTAATTTGATCAACATTATTTTGATTATTTTTTTGTTCATTCATGTCGATATCATTATTATCAGAGTTAGAATTAGAGTTGTTGAGCATTTTGGTATATATTATAATATTGTTTTTATTTAAATAAAAGTGATATTAAAATTTAATTTTAATATATATTATTATAGACATCACAATGAGTAATTCGGCAAAGGATTTTTGTTTAGTAAGAAATAATTTAGTAAAAAAAATTCCTCAAAAGGCGTGGATTCGATACATATCGAAAAAAGATATGATAGTAAATAAAGGTGGAATGTTATTAAAAAATAATGCTACTAATGAAAAAGATAAGTTTTTATTATTGAAATCTCCATCTGGTCCAATGTGGAGGGTATATACAAATGAGCATTATATTTATGTTGATAAAAATATAATAGATGTGATGAAGGCTGGTAGTAAAAAAGATAAAAAAGATAAAAAAAAATCAACTAATACTAGCAAGTCTAAAGAACCTGTTGTTAAAAAAAATATAAAAAAGATAAAGAGAGAAAAGAAGCGAAAATATACAAAAAAAACGAAGGTAATAAAAATAGATATTTAACGTGAACCTAATGGTGGGAAATCGACATCATAATCAAATGTTTTTTGGACTACAGGTTTCTTTTTTTCTTCGTATTTATGTGAAGGTAAAATATATTTACGATTTTTATTTCGTTTTTTAATATTAGGGTTATAATTATTGACTGGGATAATTTCAATAGTAAAATCACTCAATTTATTAGGAAGATTACTTATTGTTCTTTGATCCCAGTGTCTTGGGAATATACCAGAATTAACTGTTAATTTTCCGAATTCTCTAATTGGGAAATCAGTTTCAAGTTTTAAATCAATATAATTTATTTTTTCGTTTGTAATAGAAGTAATGATTTTTGTTTTTAGTTGTTTAATTGTACATTCATCTGATATATCTACAGAATTGTTAAAATTCTTGTATATATATTGTATTTTCCAAGTCATTATTAATATTATATATATAAAATAAATTTTAATTTATATTTTTATTTTAATTTTAATTTTAATTTTTGTTTAATTTTAATGCGTTTATTTTATTATTTATTATTTTGTATTAAATAATAGATTGTAATGTATGATATATGGATTTATTCTATAAAAATCAATGGGAAGATACATTTACAATAAATGACCCAATTATATATGGTAATAAAAAAAAAATAAGTGAAATAAATTTATGGATTAAACAAACCGAGGAGTCTACAGAACATAAACCTCTTTTGTTAACAGGTTCATCGGGGATTGGGAAAACGCATATTGCAAAACAATTATTACAAGAAAATGGTTATCATATACATTACTTTAATGCTCTTGATTTTTCTAATAAGGCATATGTTCAGGATAGTTTAAAAAAAATATTATATTGTCGTAATATTTCATTCATGACTTCAACGTTTAAGCGTTCATCTATTATAATTGATGAAATTGAAGGAATAAATAGTTATAGTAAGAAGCATTTATTATCGGTTATAAATACTGTAAAGGAAAACAAAATAAAAAAAATTCCAATAATTTGTATAGGTTCGGGTTCATATTTTAAAAATTTAAATGAATTAATTAAGTTATGTATTTGTATTAATTTTACTAAACCAACAAAAGTTCAATTATTAAAAAAAGCAAAAGAAATTACAGCAAAAAATAAATTAAATATTAGTAAAAAATCACTTGATTATATCATTAATATTAGTCAAAATGATTTTAGACGATTAACACATATATTATATTTTTTATCATTTGAAAATGTGACATCAGATTTGGATGAAAATATAGAATCTTTATGTAACATTGTATTACAAAAAAATATAAAAAAAAGTGAATTATATGATTTTACAAAAAATTTATTGTCAGAAAGAACATCATTTTCAGATTCGCTTTATTTTTTTGATCAAGAAAAAGTTTTATTACCTTTGATGATACATCAAAATTATATTAATTATTTAAATTTTCGGAAAACAGTTAATAGTAAAAATTGGATACCAATTTTAAAAGAAGTTAGTGAGATTATATCATACAGTGATATAATCGGTAATTATATTTATAATCATCATTATTGGGATTTATGTGATTATTATGCTTATTTATCATGTTACCATCCATCTTACATATTGACTAAATATAAGATGAAATCTAAAAAAAATTTACCAGATATTCAATTTACTTCAATATTATCAAGGAATTCAATTGAAAGAGTTCGGAAAAATCAATACGATTTTTTATTACGACATATTAAAAATATAGATAATTTTTTTGATGAACATCTTATTATGTCAATATCTCAAAAAATTTTACATTATCTTTTGTCAAATTCTCTTACGATGATAAAAGAAGGTATTGTAATGATGAAATTTTATAATATCAATGTGAAAACAATACCCTCTTTAATTAAATTTGCTAACTTAGAAAAATATACATCTTTGTATTCTCGGAAAAAATATTTAAATATAAAAAAAATATATGATCAAAGTAATATTATTAACTCAAATAAACTAGTAATAATATAATTCACATATAGTAGATTTGAATATTAATAAAAAAAAAATTTTATTAATTAATATTCAAAAAATGATTTATAAAATGATTTATAATGTTCCACAACCACAAAATTTACATATTTTATTCATAATTTTTTCGCTTAATGATAAAGGTTGTCCTGGTTTTCTTTGTCCGGGTATTAGTACATCAATTATAGATGGAGCAATTTTATCAAAAATATCTAAAACTTTTTTTTTGTCTTTTTGACTGATAGGAATATCTTTTTCAATAATCATTCTAACTGTTTTAAATACAACTAATTCTTTTAATTTTTCATTATTTTTAATAGAATCAAATCTTTTAACCATACTACATAAAGAAGAAAGTAAATTATACCAAACTAATTGTGGAATATCTTTAAAACCAGATATTAATCCGTCTTCCACAAATTCTTTGATTATATGTCTTGCTGATGAATATAAGTCTGTGATAGACTTTGATATGATAGTTTGTTCATCATCTTGTTCGTTTTTTTTTTCGTCATCAATATTTGCTACTGAGTTTCCTAGAGAAACTTCTTGAGAGTCTGCTGAAATTGACATTATATATATATAGTTAAATATATTATTATATTTAAGTTATTTACTGGATATAACTTTGAGTGTAAAAATAAATCCTAACTAATATATATAGATATAATGTCAAATTTTGATTTAAATGATTGGATAAAAGCAAATAAACAACATGTACATAAATCGGCTGAAAATATTGCAGTAGAACATATTTTTAAAAATAAAATAAATGAAATGAAACAAAAAGAAAAAGAAATGGTTACAAGACAACCAACTTGTGAAAAACCATTTAATGTATTACCACATAGTCAGGATATATTATATCCCCACAAAACATCTCAACCGGATAAGGTTATTCAATCTGATATTCCAGATTTTAAGAAACCAGTATTTGATTCAAATAAAGGAAAATGGTTTCACGATGTTATTCATACACATCCATATAAAAAAACTTCTTATAAGAATCTGGAAGCAGATGAAAGTCCAAAATATAAAGATCAAGTAACAGATAATGAAATTTTTGATGAACAAAAATGGCTTTCTGATAAACTTTATACAAATAGTTATGATAAAAAAAAGTATAAAAGTGTATCTTCTAAATCAAAAAGTAAAAAATATAATTATGACAATGTAGACGAAATGGATTTTCAACCGCTAGAAAATAATGATTTAAATATAGAACCAGATACAAAAGCTCTTGGTGCTTTTACAACACAAACATCAACATTATTTAATAATATAGTAAAAAAAATTTCAAATGGAACTAATGCTTCTGAAGAAGCAAATATTCTTTCAAATCCTAATTATAAATATTTGTTTATAACTATTGCTATAATTATTTTAGGAATGTCTTTTTTCTTTTTTATGAAAAAAAAATTTTAAATCTTTATGGAAGATTAAGAACAAGTATTACATCATCGCTATCATAATCTTCCTCATCATCATCTTCATCATCATCTTCATCATCATCTTGTAAATCAGTACTATCATCATCATCAATTGATGTATCAATATTTTTGTAACATTCTTTTAAAAAATTACTTAAATTAATATGAGAATTATTACAAATCATTCCTTCTACTAATCTATAAATCCAATTAAGAGTAGAATCATCTTTGTACACATGTTTAATACAATTTACATAACGATATGCAGCACGTTTGGTAAAACCACATAGTCTAAAAACTTCAATTTCATCATCTAAAGATTTACTATCATATATATTATAATTAGTATTAACATAACCGTTACATTAACCTTTCTTAACATTAATTAATTAACATTAAGAGGTCTTAGGACACGTAACCTGCCCTGATATTTAATTGTTTGAAAAGTATAACGACATATATTTTAAATATAAACAACAAACTTGGCTCTCGTAAGCTATTTATTTAATAAAAATATATATTTTAAATTTCATACTTAAAATATCAATA